CAAATCGCCTCAGCTTCAGGCAACAAGCCACTAACCTCTGATACGCCCCGCCCCGCCATCCTTGCACTGTACTGGCAACCGCCGCACCCAGGTCTTGAAAAGTAGCCTGGGATGTAAGCAGAAGCACGGACGCGCTTCGAATAATCGGGACGAGCCGAACTTTGGTATGATCGGCCCTGAAGAAAGTGCTGTTCAGTGAAAAGTACCGCTTATGTATTAACGTCTTCCCCACCGAAAGGACTAGTCCGCATTTCTTTACTGCTGCGGTCCAATCTGCCACCTTCGTTGCTTCACACCTGAAAACGATGTCATCTCCATTTATCCTTACCAAACGATCCTTCACCATCCCTTCGGCTTTCATTGTACCGAAGGCAACATGGATGGTCAGGAGATTGTTCAGACAAAGGAGAGGGAATGAGAGGTAATTTCCCATCATTTGACCGTTGGATTGAAGTCGAAAGACTCCATCAGCTTCAGTCAGGCCGCGTAAGCTGCGCCTGGCCTCAGTCCACCAGCCATCGGGAATGTGTGTCGATTGCAACCGGATCAAATCCAGAAGCAGTTCAGTGTGACGAACTTGTAGCTTGTTCGTCGCGCCCTCATAGTCACCGCTCACGAAGACCTCGCTCTTTTCACCCCTAATTAATCCTCCGAGAGACTCAGCTAGACAGCTTGCATCTCCCCTAAGTACACCGCCGTAACAGACTAGATGATCATACAGCATATGATGAAGAGGTCCAAGGAAGGCCTGATTGGCACAAGCGACACCAACCGGTCGCCACTTCCCCTTATCCTTCACTGCAGTCATCTTTCGCAAAGCGCCCACTGGTGGTAGCCGCCCCGCAAGCAAGACCCTTCTAAAGCCCTGCTCTCCGTACGTCCGCCGAATGTACTCTCGTGTGCCTCCTTTCTTTCTGGAGAGTTGAATACACGAGGAATCATTAACCGAGGCTAGACGACAATAATTCTTCCAATCCTTATCCCAACCTTTCTTAAAAAGCCGGGGGATCATCTTCACTGCCGCCGCACCGAACTCCAAATTGAATGAAGATTCAGTGGCGAGTTCTTCAGCAACCTTTGTACACAGGCCGCTGGGGGAACCATTCGGTAAAGCTTTTCGGAACATGAACAACGAGGCAGCTTTTGATACCTCTTTCTGCGAGACATTCGAACCCAAATTTTCGATAGGGCCCGAGAGTTTCGACTTAAGATCCCCGGAAATGATTGGTCCTTCAAAGATGCTTGCAGGTAGCGGACAGCAGAATGCCGCCTCCCACAACTCTCCGAAAGATTTCACCTGCCGATCAACCAACGTTTGGTGGCCAAGGTCACATTGAGAGCTTGGTACCATGTTAATCGAGAGTAGGCTTTTTACAATCGAGGGATGAAGGTTTTCTCAGATCCTACAACTATACCCGAAGGTACCCAATCACGCATGGGTCTCGCGGCATCCGCACTTTCACCAAGAAGGCGCTTCAACTGATGCTAAGAGAAGGTGCACGTGGAATCTGCAATGGAAAAGACCGGGCTCGTTAGGCCAAGTTACTCACCTTGCATCATACCCACATGGCTCGGTTGTACGAAAGGACTTCCTTATGACAAACTGGCCTGCTCCAACCCCTTCGCGTGTGCTTCGTGATAGAACCAGGACTTCCCTTTCGGACCCGGATGCACGCCTGCACTCAGCCTCCACCACCCCCAACGGCTACTTACACTTCTTCACATTCTAACTTCTACCTTATTTAACGGGACTCTTAGAGTCTCCCCGCCAAACATCCAAAGGGACTCAATGAGTCTCCCCTCTAGACACTAATAGAAGGTGAAAGGACCGATACACTTGCGTGTATGCAGACGGCCCTAGTTCCATTTCACCGAAAGTTCATCTGCAGCTTTAAGCAGACAACCCTC